TTGCATATATGCAGGACGCTAGCAACTATATTGCTGACAAAGTTTTTCCCATTATACCTGTTAAGCGTCAGGCTGATCTCTACTACATTTATAACGCTGGGGACTTTTTGAGAGATGAAGCCAAAGTTAGAGGAGCTATTTCGGAATCTGTTGGCAGTGATTACGATCTTGCTTCAGATACTTACTACTGCAAGAAATACGCTTTCCATAAGGATGTTTCTCCAGAGGAGCGCGTGAATTATGATGAACCACTTGATGCAGATAAGGACGCACAGATTTTCGTGTCACAAAAGATGCTTATTCGTAGGGAAGTGGAATGGGCCTCTAAGTTCTTTAAAGCTGGTGTATGGAGTAATGAGATTGAAGGTGATTCAGCAGCCAGTGCAGGTAAGACTATCTATTGGAACCTGGACACCTCTAATCCCATCCAGGATATAACGAATGAATCAGTCAAGATGGCAGCTCGTACAGGTTACAGACCTAACACTTTGGTTCTGTCTCCCTACGTATTCAATGCACTAAAGAATCACTTTGATGTTCTTGACAGAGTTAGGTATACCGAAACTGGTATTGTTACAACGTCCTTGCTCGCGTCGCTGTTCGAAGTTGAAAACGTGTATGTAGCTTGGGCAGTAGTTAATAACAGCGCTAAAGGTACTGCTGATAATATTGATTTCATCATGGGCAAGAATGCGTTGCTTTGTTACAGTAACCCTAACCCTAGCCTGAGAACGCCTTCAGCCGGCTATATCTTTTCTTGGACTGGTTTAGAGGGTGCTGGAGCTTACGGTAACCGTATCGTTAGAATTCCTATGNATCTGCTCGGNCTGGGTGTAGAACGCATCGAGGGTGAAATCGCTTTTGATGCTAAGAAAGTTAGCGATGACCTTGGTGTGTTCTTTAAGGACATCGTAGAGTAATGTTTGTAGTTAGGCGCTCTTTTAGGGGACCACGAGGACCTATAACTGCTGGCTCTATTGTTGAGCCAGCAGATATAAGGAACTTTAGGTACCGATTACAAGAAAAGCATATCATAGAAGTTACCGAGCAGAACTTCAATAGCTATCGTGCATTTTTTAAACAGCGTTTTGGAGTAGACATTGGTGCAGCAAAGGAACTTGAAGAACGTAAAAAGATGCTTGCTTCAAAATGTGCTAAACTAAAGCTAGAACTGCCCGAGGACCTAACTATTGAGCAGCTTGAACAAGCAATAATTGACGCTGAGGCAAAAGCTGAGGCAAAAGCTGAGGCAAAAGCTGAGGCAAAAGCTGAGGCAAAGGTTGCTGCAGAGGTAAAAGTTGCAAAAGTTACTACTAAATAGGAGGTGATAAGATGTCTTGGAGTTATTCTGGAAATCCAGCTAATAGTGAACTAGATGAGCTCCGATTTATTATTGGAGATACAAATATGTCTGAACCTATTATGCAGGATGAAGAACTTGAGTATCTTATCACCAAGTATGGATCTAATAGAAATTTGTTGATGTACCAAGCTTTTACACGTGCAGCAACTTTATTTGCTAGAGATATTAAACGTAGCTTAGGTCCACAATCTGAAGATCCCACTGAAAGACTAAAGTATTTCAGGGACCAAGCTAATTTATATAAGGCTAAGCTTGCAATTGCTGGCATATCAGTACCAGTATATAATTATCCCAAGGTATTTCATAAAGGTATGCATAGCAATCCACCTTGGTCAGCAGGCGGTGTTAGGAATGTTTAAGAGCTTAAAACCTTGGTTGAATTTACCGTTTGTTTTTAGGCCTTGCATTGGCCGTAGCGGTACTGGTGCTAAACAGTTTGCGGCTAATGAATCTGGTTTATGCTATGCGGAAGGTTCTGTGAAAGTTGTGAAAGATGCTCAAGGAAAAGAAGTAGTATCTACAATGCAACTGTACGTCGATGGTAACTCTCCTATTAAAGAACTCGACAATGTAGTGTTCGAGGGACGTGAGTCAGAGATTAAAGCTATCGGCTACTTTTATAGGAACGGGCGTGTAGATATGAAGGTGGTGTATCTCTAATGCGTGGCTTTGCAGAATTTTCATTTAATAAACAGGATATAGATGCATTTACTGCTAGGTGCGAATTTGCTATAAGGAACATTGGCAGAGGTACTAAGAAAGCTACTATAGCTGCAGCTGAAGAGATAATGGACGAAAGTAAGCGTCAAGTACCTAAATTGACTGAAACATTACTATCTAGTGCTTTTTATGAAGTAACACGTAGAACAGATACAGCCGCTACAACTTGGGCCTATGAAGCACTATTAGGGTATGGCGGTAATGGAGACCCTATAAATCCTGTTACTGGTAAGCCAGCGTCATCTTACATGGTGGCAGTGCATGAGGATTTAGATGCGTTTCATTTTGTAGGTAAAGCTAAGTTCCTAGAGGACCCAGTAAGAGAATACGCTGATAAGAACTTTAAAAGAACTGTATTTAAATATGCAAAGGAATCGCTAGCAGGCATGAGTGACTAGAAAGGGGGCTGCTAATGAATAAGCCATTGTTACTTGACATTGTATCATTTCTTATAGCTAAGCAAATTGTTACAGAAGATGGTACAGATGTATTTCGTGACTTTACTCCAGAAGCACCCGATTCTCTAGTAGCTCTGCATGAGTATAGCGGTAGCCCTGCATCTTTATATGACCCTGCAGTTCATCGGTCTGTACAGATACTTGTAAGGGACCTTGACGCCGACATGGCGAGGCAAAAAGCTGTTAATATTTTTAAAGCATTTCAGGAAGAACAGGATGATGACGGTAGAGTAGATTTAACTCCAACCCGTTGGGGTCAGGTATACCTGCGTCAGCCTCCGTTCTTAATGAAACGCGATGAAAATAACCGAGTCTACTATGCCTTTAATATAGGCATAACAACTACTATTGAATAGGAGGAATTAAACCATGGCAATGAGAATAGGTTGTGACAATCTTGTGTATGCAAAGATGATTACAGAAGATACTGCTACAACAGCTCCAGTGTATGATGACGTAGTATCTGCACCTGGTGTAATGCATATTAACATCAATCCTAACGCTTCATTAGCGACAGCATTCTATGATGATGGCCCTGGTGAATCAGCTTCTACATTAGGTAATATAGAAGTTGAAATTCAAAAGAACGCCCTGACGTCTCAGAACAAAGCTGACTTACTTGGGCACACAATTGACGCTAATGGTGGNGTAGTATATGGTGATAATGATACGCCACCTTGGGTTGCAATTGGCTTTAGAACATTAAAGTCTAATGGTAAGTACCGGTATGTATGGCTGTACAAAGGCCGTTTCTCTGATCCTGAGGACAATAATGAGACTAAGGCTGATAGCATCAATTTTCAGTCTGACACAATAAGAGGTCAGTTCGTAAAACTTAACTACCCTGTGGAAGTTGCACCTGGTGTTGCTAAGAGAGTTTGGAAGTACGAAATTGATGCAGACAACCCTGATGCTAACGAGGTTACAATGAGTACCTGGTTTGATGATGTTAAAATGCCATCAGCTACAGAAGATACTGGAGAGTAACAAAAATAAATCCGTTGAAGGGGTGAAATCTTAATGTCTAACTTGGCAGATGTAAAGAGCAAGACAGTTAAGATTACCTTAAATGACGGCGTTGAGCGTACGATTAAATTTACGCTCAATGCTTTGGCTGAACTGGAAGACAAATTTGGTTCAGTTCAAGCTGCTTTCGATAAGTTGGAAAAAGAAAACAGCATGAAAGCACTAAGAGCCATTTTGTGGGCAGGCTTCTTACATGAGAGCCCTAACCTTACAGAGCAGGAAGTCGGTAATCTAATTGATATTGCTTATATGGCAGAACTTGTAGAATCACTCGGAGTAGCTTTTGAAGGCGACATGCCGCAGGATCAAACCTCTGTGGAGGGACATGAGGTCCCAAACGCCTAAATCCCGATGATAGCAATGGGGCCGATCCCTTCAAAAGTGATGGTTGGGATTGGCCTTACATTCTATACATCGGGAGAGTATGGCTACGGTATACTGAAAAAGAATTATGGCAGCTAACACCTAGGCAATTCAAAGCACAGCTAGATGTGCATGTTGATATACAGCGTAGACTAAATGACGTAAAAACACAAAGGGTACAAACAGGCTATATAGATCAACTTAAAGGATGGTGATACCTTGGCAAACTTTGCAAATCTAACAGCACAACTAAATCTTAATATACAGAACTTTGCACGAAATATACGTAAGGCATCTATCTTAGCTAGCAAGTTTGCTTCTGATCTACAGGGTAAAATAAATACTGGTATGGTGGAACCTGCAAAGAAATCAAAGTTTGAGTTCAAGGATGTATCACGTATAGTCCAAGGTATCATAGTATCTAAGATATTCTATAGTAGTCTTAATGCTATTAGAAGAGCTACAAATGCAGTATGGGAATTTTCAAAAGAGTTAGAGTATGCCAAGATGGTATACTCAAACCTATTTGGTGACACTGAGCTAGCTCAAGAGTTTATAAATGTTCTTAAAGATTTTGCTGCAGTTACACCATTCTCTTTTAAGCAGTCTGAAGAAGCGGCGAAGAGACTGCTTGCATATGGTTTTGAGTATAAAAACATCATGTTTATGATGCAAGGTGTACTATCAGCAGCTACCGTTCAAGGTACTGATGCCGTTATAGGACCTATCTCTAGGGCCTTTGGTCAGATATACACCAAGGGCAGGTTAATGAATGAAGAGATGCGCCAGCTTGCTGAAGCCGGTATACCTGCATATGAAATATTGCAGGAGAAACTAAATCTAACCGCTGAAGAGCTTAGGAATCTAGGCAAAACGGCGATTCCTGCTCATATAGCTCTTAACGCACTTGTTGAAGGTATCAATGAGAGATTTGGAACTACTTTGAAGTTTGCATCTACCACTACTCAGGGTATTATAAGCAACATTGTAGATAACTCTACAATGTTGTTTGCTGGCATATTTGAGCCTTTTACAGAGTATTTAAGGGGTGTTCTAGGACATTTAGGCGAGTTTATAAACGAGCTTAGAAGCATTTACGAGCTGAAAGGTCTTGGTGGTGTGTTCGAGAAACTAATACCACCAGCATTACAGCAAGATATAAAAGTGTTTATAGCTAATCTCAAGGTTTTATGGGATATTATAAAGAGTACCTTAGTGTCAGCCTTTAAGATTCTTGGTAGTTTGCNTAAAGGGTTACTGCGTGCGTTTAATGCCTTGGCTCCTGCTATACATACAGTTATTGGTACATTAGCTGGCTTATTAAAAGTTATCACTAGTAATGAAAAACTAATGAAGGGCTTGACCACTGCAATATTGGCCGCGGCGGCTGCATGGGCTATATACAAGCTTAAAGCGGTTGCATCAAGTATAACTATTGTAATAATTAAAGGAATAGTTGGCGCAATAAATGTTTTAGTGACTGCCATGAACTTTGTGGTGCATCATCCTTTATGGGCTTTATTAGCTTTGGGTGTCGGTATTTTTATAGCACTGACTGGTGCTAGTGATAAGTTTAGAGATTCTATAAATAAGCTGGTTGGTGGATTCACTAAGCTTGGTGGCATAGATCCAAATAAACTGCTATTGCCTGAGTCTAAGTCTAGAGCTAGTGACCTAGATAAATTCAATAAAGCTCTTGATGGCACTAGCAAAGGAATGGATGATCTAGCAAGCGCCACAGGTAAAGCAACTAAAGCTGCTAAAAGTCTTCTTGGATTTGATGAGGTATTCTCGCTGAAGAGCCCTGACGAAGGAAATGCTGCTGATCAATGGGAAGATTTTATGGACATCTTCGATGATGCTAGTTTAGACCTATCTGATATGCAGATTGAGTTTCCTGATGTTAATGAAGTAGCCTCTGAATTTGTAGACAATCTTATAGAAGCGTTTGGCGGTAAAGATAAATTACTTGGTGCTGGCATAGGAGGCCTACTTGGTGCTGCTATTGGGACCATATTTGGTAATACGACGATTGGAGCGTTAATAGGTGCTTTAGCAGGTTGGTTCTGGGATGATCTAGCTGAGCAGCTAGGCCTTACAGATGTGGGTACTGTTGCTTTACCAATATCAACTGTTCTAGGAGCTGCTATAGGCTTCATTGCTGGAGGCCCATTGGGTGCAGTAATTGGAACAGCAATAGGTGTGCTAGTTGGTTGGATAATAGACAGTATCTCAAGGGGTATAGAAGAAGGTGACTGGAGTAAGGTAGGACTTCCCATTAGTATAGGCCTTGGTGCTGCTATAGGCCTCGTTGCTGGAGGCCCTTTAGGAGCATTAGTTGGAACAGTAATAGGTGCGCTAGTTGGTTGGATAATAGACAGTATCTCAAGGGGCCTAGAAGAAGGTGACTGGAGTAAGGTAGGGCTTCCCATTGGTATAGGCCTTGGTGCTGCTATAGGCTTCGTTGCTGGAGGCCCTATAGGAGCAATAGTTGGAACAGCAATAGGTGCTTTAATTGGATGGATAACTGATATGTTTATAGAAGGTTTTTCTACAGGTAACTGGGATGTATCCGGTATAGCATTAAGCTTAGGTACTGGGCTAGGNGCCGCAATAGGTATGATATTTGGTGGACCGGTNGGTGCACTTGTTGGAGCAGCCGTTGGGGCNTTAATAGGTTGGATAGTAGGGCTTATATCAGACAACTGGGGNGCTATAACTGATTGGGTTAATCAAGCTGTAGCTGATATTGGGGAGTTCTTTAGAAATATTGGTCAGTCCCTTAAGAACTGGCTTTCTGATCTCTGGAAAAATGTATTTGGTAAGTTCTTTGACTGGGTAGATAGTGCTATAGGTAAACTTAAAAATTTCTTTGGTCTTAGTAGCAAAGCTAAGAATACTGACATATCATATGCTACCACGAATGTGCCAATTGGTACGGTAACTAAAGGACATAAAGTTGGTGGTATATTCAACAGAGAACACATAGCTAGGTTTGCTGAAGGAAACAAAGCTGAAGCAATTATACCCTTGGAAAATGAAGCGGCCATGAAGCCATTTGTAGATGCAGTATCTAATGGGCTTACATCAGCTTTAATGCCTCTCATAGCTAACATATCGGTAGGACAGCAGTCTCAACTTCAACCGCTATATGTTGGTACGTTGATTGCTGATGAGAGAGGGCTAAAAGAACTAAGCCGTAAGATGGAGGTAATACAGCTAGAAGAAAAAGCAAGGAGGGGATAAAAATGGCAAACTTCACTGTTAATGGTATAGCAATTAAAAACCCTTCTAGTTTTAAGATTGAGCGGTTCAATGTTACCAACATGGAGCGTCTAGCAGACGCTACTATGGTTGGTGATTTAATTGCCAAGAAGCGTAAGTTCTACTTTACGTACGATGCAATTAGCGGCGAGGATTTAGACACTATTCTTGAGGCTATTTGGGACTCAACGTCTTTGTTCTTCCCTCTAGAGTATCTAGAAAATGGTGTCCCTAAAACTGCTACAGTATATGTAGGTTCTATACCAACAGAATTGCATAGAGCTGGTAGAACTACTAATTGGGTATGGAAAAATGTTACCTTCAATCTGATAGAAAAGTAAGGAGGTGAAGTAATGCCACGAGTCGCAACAGATGCAGATTTTAATAACGATAGCAGATATCTTGATGTAAGACTTGATATTTACTTCACCTCTACTCCTTTAAGCGTCTCAAAATCAGACTACTTAATAGACGCTGACTGGCTTGAAGAAGGCTCTGCAGAATCATCCAATCCTTTCGGAGCAATTTCTTCTAACGAGCTCTCTTTCAGGCTTTTCAATGATAACGGTATGTTTAGCCCGACTAATGTGTCAAGCCCTTACTTTGGCAAAATAAGAGCTGGAATACCTGTTGAGTTGTTTATTAAACCAATCTATGACGATGAAGAAGTAGAATGGGTACAGCTGGGTAAATATTACGTTACCGGTTGGGATGCGCAGGTTACAGGTACTTATGTGGACGTTGTGGCGCATGATGCGTGGTACAATATATTTAATAGTCCTATGCCTAATTATCCTATTACACGTAACACCACTTATTACGATTTTATGACAGACTTTTTCAACTTACTTGGAACAAATGTTATTGTTGATGAGTCTCTTGTAGGTAAAGTACCTTTCGCATTTGTGAGTGGTACTATAAAAGACTTTTTACAGGAATTAAGCGCAGCGGCGCTTGGTTACGTAACAAGTACCAAGAACGGAACACCTATCATAGGCGCTTTTACAAGCGCTAAACCTGTTAGGGCTACTTTAACAGATGCTGATCAAATTAAAACTGTTTCTGTAAAGCAGTCTATTATAAAAGCTTATGACGGAGTAGAGTTGACGTACAGTATTCCGCAGATTTCAGCAGTAACTAAGCTAGTAGAACTAAACGGCTTAACACTGACACAAGGCATAAATGAGATAACTAATGTAGCATTTAGTGCGGGGCCTCTTTGGCAAGTATCTATGGTTGATATTAAATCTGACAGCGATGTAGTTGCACTTAAATACTTCAAAGCAACACAATGGTTAATATCGCTGCTTTTAGAATGTACAATTGAAGCCGCTACTGCAGACCTCAAAGTTTATGGAAAGACTATAGAGTCAACAGAATTTACTTTATCTGACGATGCGGCAAAGCAATTAAGTATTTCAAATAAATACATCCAATCAACTGAATATGCGGAGTACTATAAGAGTATCCTAAACGCTTTCGTAAATAATGACGCACCGCTGCTATCGTTGTCAATACGCGGCAACCCATTGCTGAACATTGGAGACAAGGTAGTAGTTTCTAGTGCGAAGTATAATTTGAACTACACAGGTATCATACAAAGAATGAACTACAANTACGCNGGCGGTTTGACGTGCGATATGACGTTGCTGAACGCAGAAATATTGNAGGGGGTGGGTGTATGATATATGGTTCTAACATCCTATCCTCAGTAGCGGCTGATTGGCAGGTAACGAATGGCACTGTTACAACAGATTCTATAACGCTTGAGGCTGATGGGTATGCTGTTCAAAATATAGATTTAGCAGTATTACAATCTATACCTGAATACATGTTGTTGTCTGTAGTAGCAACGACTTATGCTGACCCGTACGCTATGGGTCTTATAGCGGAACTTAAAGTATTGTCTGAGACAGGTGTAACGCATGTCTACACCATTCCTATAGTTGACACAGGTAATGGCGTATGCTCAGTAGAGTTTCCAACCGAAGCTCTAGACCACGCGTCTTTAACCTTTACATTTAAGGCAACTGCTCCAGTTGTTATATCTGACTACGCTCTGTTTCCTCCTAAATTAGCTGATGTTGACTTAACAGAGGTGCTAGACAGATTGCCTAGACTACTGTCTGACTATAATCAGACAGCCATAGAGGTTACGCAAGAAGAAGACATAGTAGCTTTGATTTCAGCGTATGTCACAGAGACTACTGAACTCACAGGTAAATTCACACTTTCTTATGTCGCCTCGGAGCCAACGGAACTAATCATAAGAATTAAAGATAATGGAATATCAGAGCTATATACGCCTATGTATTTCCATGTGAACGCAGGACGTGGAACAATTGGAATACCGCATGCATATTTGATTAAGCAGCAAGGTTACCATAACTTTACTGTTACTGCTCAGGTTGTTAGTGGTTCAATTAAGATAGATCCAAGAAGAGTAATGTATGTCATAGACGGCGGTCGTATTGCATATAACGTAATGGACATTGGGTCTATAGTATATGATGTAACTGTTCGCAAGTTAGAATCGGAGTCTCAGATATCTTTTATTTATGCCGCTTGCATAGATGATGGTATTTGTGTTATTAAGAAAAGCGAATACACAGAACTACCTGGCTCTGCCTGGATTGCTGAAGCTACCATCGGAGAAGCAATAGATGTAGCAATAGAATTTGACGGGTATTGGAATACTACTCAGTATCCCTTTACGTTTAATACGGATGAAGACCCTTGGGTAGGATGGGTAACTCCGACAGGTTCTCTTAATGTTAGACGTTTGTATGCACAAGAGGACCCGCTGATTCTAGCTACAGATGTAAGTAAGGTAGCTATTGTGCGTGGTTGGAAAAATACTGTAGATATTGGGCAAGACCATGGTCTGATAGTATTATACATTAAGAACGGGGTACCTTACTACAGAACTTATGCCGAACAAACAACNGGTAGTATGGCTTGGGAAGCTGAAAGACCNTTAGCAATTTTTTCCGGTACAGCAGNAGATATAAATGGCTTCAGAACTAATGACTATAGAGTTGGTATAAATATCCTAGATAGTACTGGTACAACGCATTCTTTTATAACGCATAGGAACTGGGGCGGTATGGCATCACCAGCAGAACGTATTGCTACAAGTATCACGGATGTTACGTTTGAAGTAACACAGATAACGTACCATGACACGTATAGTGATGAGCACATAGAAACAGGAATTACTGATGTATGGTTTAATGTAGCGGAACCAATATATCCGGAAGTTTTAAGTATCCACAATGATGACGAGTATACGATAAGAATAAAGTTTAGCCACCCCATAGACTATGATTTGTCAACAGTGGGTCAAGCGTTCTCAGTTAAAGATTCGTTGAATACGTCGTTTAATATCGTGAGTACGTCCGCTGGTGTTGATAATAGTGAGTTGGTCTTAACGCTAGTTAACTTTAATGGTGCGTCTGGTAATATGTTTGTGACTTA